CAGCTTAAGTCTGGTGGCTTCAAGCCAAACACAATGGTTGTCGGTAAAGAGGTGCGTGACATCTTGATTAACCACCCAGACATCCTAGCACGTTTGAACGGTGGTGCAACTGTATCAAACACTGCATTGATCACCAACGCTAAGTTGGCTGAAATCTTTGAAGTAGAAAACTTCTACGTCATGGAAGCAGTGAAAAACACATCTGTAGAAGGTGTTGCAGAAAGCAATGCGTTCATCGGTGGTAAACATGCTCTATTGGTACACGGCCCAGCGGCAGGTGGACTAATGACACCAATGGCTGGTGCAACATTTGCATGGAACAACCTATCAGGTGTCAACAACTTGGGCGTAACTGTAGAGTCATTCTCTGACGATGCACTTAAGCGTCAACAAGTTGCAGAACACATCCAAGTTAAAATGTCATACGACATGAAAGTCACTGGCGCAGACTTGGGTTACTTCTTTGACACAGTTGTTGCGTAAGATAAAACTCTGGTGGGGGCGTAAGTCCCCATCAAACCCGACTATAAATAACGAGGAAGATGATATGGCCCGAAGACCAATGCCCTTCCAGTTTGACCGTCCTGTATTTGTCCGTATTCCCTTTGATGGGCATAAGAGACACTTTGAAGCAGGTGACGAGTTCAAGTGGAAAGAGTTAGGTGTAGACGAAATTCGTGTAGAGATACTCTATAACAAAGGTTGGTTGCACCACAACTCTGAGATGGAAGTAAAGACAAAAGTCGGTGATGGACTAGAAGAGCTAGATGTTGCAGGACTACATGATGTTGTAGACGCAATCAATGCTAAAGTTAAAGCTAAGTCCCAATCACAAGCAGACTTTGATAAGAAAAAATGTAAGAAGTCCAAGATTGCTGATAAACAACGTGGGCTTATTCGTAGTTGGCGTAGAACTTACGGACACTTGGAGAACTAATCATGGCTTGGAGCTACGACGAAACTGATCTTGGAACTACGACTGCATCTGGTCGTTTAAATTCTGTACGTCTGCTTCTTGGAGACACAGATACAAATGATCAACAAGTGCAGAACGAAGAGATTACTTTCGGTCTAGCCCAAACTAATGATAACGTATACTTTGCCGCTGCATGGTGTGCAAGAGTTGTCGCTGCTAAGTATTCACGACAAGTAAATACAAGCCTAGATGGTGCATTAAGTGCAGACTACACAGACTTAGCCAAGCAGTATGCAAACCTAGCAGAGAACCTAGAGTATCAAGGCAAGAAAGCTGGTGCTGTAGTAGGTATCAAAGCAGGTGGCATCAGTAAGACTGCTATTGATGCAGTACGTGCTAATACGGATCGTGTTACCCCATCATTCCGTCGAGACCGCTTCCGTAATCCACCTAGCTACAGTGGTGATGAGTACGGCTCAGATTACGATTAAGGAGAATTACAATGGCTACTTTCAGAGCTTACGATCTCCTTAAGTTGGTTCAGGATCATGGACAAGAGCTAACACTACGAAAAAAGACAACTGCAGGAACTTATGATCCTGCTACAGGTTCAGTCTCAGGTTCAGCAACGACAGATTATGTGGTGGAAGGTTACTTCTTTAATTTTTCCACTGGACTACCTATCGGTGATGAAATTAGACGAGGTTCACGCCGTTGCGTAATTCCTGCGCTGGGCTTGGCAGTAGAACCAGATGATGAAGACCAAATTATAGGCCAAGGTGATACAGTTTCTGTCGTTAGGGTAAATACTATATTCTCTGCGGGTGTTAAGATTTGTTATATCTGTGAGGTCTCAGAATAATGTCCGTTCAAGCCACAATGAGTAGGCTTAAAGGTCGTCTGAATGACTTAGCTGAAGAGAAAATAGAAGAACGTCTAGAAGACCTAGCAGATTATGCCACTCGTATATCTCCTGTAGACACTGGTGCATATGTAACGTCCTTCTCTATCAAACGTGCAGGTGCAGGTGGTGGTCGTTCTCGTAGTTCTGAGAATAAACCAAGAAACCAAAACCCTGAGACAAAGAAACAAGAGGCTTACGGTCAACTGTTGACTGACATTCAAGCCTTAAACATCTCAGATATGATAGAGAATGGGAACGTAAGAATAACTTTAAGAAACCGTTCACCACATGCAAGAGATGTAGAGGATGGTGCTAACTGGCGTTCAAGTGGTTATCACGTATTCGCAAGAATTAGGAGAAAGTTTGGATGAGCATTTACAATAATATTCGTGCTGCTCTAGAAAGCCATCTTTCCACTACAGCCGACCTACCCGATATTGCCTATGAGAATGTCTCTTTTGATCCTACAACAGGGTCTAGCTTTCTTAAGGTAGCCTTTGTGCCAGTCTCCCGAAGACCTGCTGTACGAGGCTCAAATCCACAGCAACGGTACGATGGTGTTTTTCGTGTATTCTGTTATACACCAGAAGGTAACGGCCCTGCTGCTGCTGATGACCTAGCTAACAAGGTAATGGATGCCTTTGATGCTACAACAGACATCTCTTTTACACCAGCAGGTGGAGATGAAATCATAGTTTCTGTAGACTATGCAGAACGAGATAGTGGGTTTGTAGATACACCTTGGTATTACGCAACAGTGAATATCGGTTGGTATATCTTCGCCCAATAAAGGAATTGCTTATGTATACAGCAAAACAAAACTTTGCCTGTCAAGGTAAATCATACAAAGAGGGAGATAAAATCCCTGCTAAAATCGCCAAAGGACTACCTGAACACTTGGTAGAATCTCCAAAGGCTAAATCAACAACTATTCAAGAAATCTCTGAAGGAGAATAACTATGGCTTTTGCACAGGGTAGCCGTTCCAGTCTCGCTTATATTGCTGAGACAGCATTCGGAACAACACCAGCGTCACCAACATTCGCTTACTTGCCATTCAATACACACTCTATTGACCTATCAAAAGACCGTGTTGAAGGTAACGAAATTCAATCAGACCGTATGACTCGTGTTGACCGTCATGGTAACAAGCAAGCTGGCGGTTCAGTAGAAGTAGACCTTCGTAAAGGTGACTTTGACGAGTTTATCGAAAGTGCTTTCTTTAGCTCTTTCTCAACAGACGTTGTTAAAGTTGGTACAACACCAAAGTACTTTACAATCGAAGATGCTGCTGAAGACATCTCACAGTACCGTACATTTACTGGTATGGCTGTATCTGGCATGTCAGTTTCCATCGCACCTAACCAAATGGTTTCAACAACCTTTGATATGGTCGGTAAAGACATGACACAAGCTGCAACAACAGCTTCTACAGGTGGTACACCAACTGCTGCTTCATCTAACCAACCATTCGACAGCTACTCAGGTACTATTTCCGATGGTGGGTCGGCTGTTTCTATCGTGACTTCGATTGACTTCTCAATCCAGAACTCTTTAGCACCTACATTCGTTGTTGGTTCTGATGCTGCTCAGTCACTAGAATATGGTCGTGCGGTTGTTGAAGGTACAATGACTGTCTACTATGAAGACGCAACCTTGATCAACAAATTCTTGAACGAGACTGAAAGCGCAATCGAAGTATCTGTGGACGATCCTACAGGTGCTAACAGCTACACATTCTTGTTCCCACGAGTTAAGTACAACGGTGCATCTGTTCCAGTACAGAACCCACAGTCACGCTTGATCACAATGCCTTTCGTTGGTCTATATGACGCAACAGAAGACACAAACATCAAACTGACACGTACATCGTAATCCTCTAGCTAGAGGTGGGGGAGCATCGGTGTCGGGTCTGGTGTTCCCCCTTCAATAACCATCCCGACAAACCCGAATCATCAAATAAGGAGACCCGATTATGGACTTGATGAACATTGGTACTACCAAAGAAACTACAGACGTTACTTTGTATAACCCTGTTAATTCTGAACTATTGACTAACGAAGATGGCTCAGAGATGACAATTACAATTTGTGGCCCATACTCAAAGAAATATAAGGCCATTTCTCACGCACAACAGAACCGTCGATTGATGAAAGCTCAACGTACTGGTGGTAAGCTAAACCTTACTGCAGAAGAGATTGAAGCATCAGCATTAGACCTCTTGGTTAAATGTGTAGAGTCTTGGAACATCACAGTAGGTGGTGAACAGCCTGAATGCAAAGAAGCTAAAGTACGTGAACTATTTGAACAATTACCTTGGGTACGTGAACAAGTAGATGCAGCTTTAGGTGATGCACAGGCTTTTTTGGACAAGTAAGGGCAGAACTAGAAGAGTTTGCTGAACACTCTTTTAGGATGGGTCGAAAAGTTAAGGGTAAGTCAACCGAAGCTGACCACCTAGCCCAAGCAGCAAAACAAATGGGGAAGAGTTTAGACGAGGTAGAACAGTTTAACTCTGATGCACTCTTCCCTGATGTTGCTGCACATATCTGGTCGTCATTCCTAGAACTACACGAAGGTAGAACTTATGGGATGTCAGGGCCAAATCCTATATCCTACGACATAATTAAGGCTTGGTGTGACCTTACGAGTATCACACTTTCACCGTGGGAAATAGAAACTATAAAGTCCCTTGATAACTTGTGGATCAAAACTATAGGCGAAGAGAATGGCTGACCTTATGCAAATTGGTATTGATGTAAGAACTAACATCAAACAAGCTACTGCCGATCTTGATAAGATGGGTGGTTCTGTTGTTAATAACATCAACACCATCAATCGCCTTGAATCTGAGATTGCTCAACTAAATAGGGAACTAGGCCGTGGTCGTGTATCTGAGGCAGCTTATGCCAAAGGTATGAAACAGATTAATAATGAGCTTAGTATTTTCCAGCAACGTGCAGCCAAAGCTGCGGAGGTAGAACAAAGGTTTGGTAAAACTGCTGCAACAGGTGGTAAGAGCTTAAACCGTTTTAATATGGTTCTGCAACAAGGTGGCTACCAACTACAAGACTTTGTTGTTCAGTTACAGTCTGGGACTAACTTCTTTACTGCGTTCTCACAACAAGGTTCACAGTTTGCTAGTATCTTTGGGCCTAAAGGTGCTGTTATTGGTGCTGTTATTGCACTAGGTTCTGCTGTAGGGGGTACTCTAGTTGCATCTTTTCTTGGTGCAAAAGAAGAAGTTGAAAGTTTTGAGGATCAACTTGGCAACCTAACTGATGCTCTAGAAGAATACAGAAGTCTTTCTGAGAGAATTGCAGATTCCAAAGCTCTATCAGATGAATTTGGAAACCTATCTGGTCAAGCTAAATCAATCCTAGAGACTTTACAATTAATACAGGGTATCACTTTAAAGAAACAA